TGTAATGTGCTGCACGGCTTACACAGTCAATGTAGCCAACAGTTCTTCTTTTGTAGTCGTTGAAGTAGATTCTTTTGTATGATCCTTTTTGCCACAAGCTAATACTTACAACATTGTTATCTGCTTCCGGGACCGCCATTTCCATGCGTCCTTTGAAGATTTTCTTCTCTATTTTCTTGGCCTCCTCCCATGCTTTTCTCAGGCCGGAGGAAATTGTCATTCCGGATTTTTTAACCAGTTCCCATGCTCTTTTCATAATGTTTGATAAGTTGTATTTTTTCATTTTGTTTTCCTCCGTTCCTTTGATGATTATATAATACCACCAATTTGGTGGTGTGTCAATAGAAAGTTTAACATTTTAATTGATTTTTCTTTTTAAATAAGGTTATACTACCAATAGTCGCACAGGGATTGAACTTATGATGTAAAGCTTCCTGTGTGACTACGCACAAGTGAAGAGTGCAGACTGATTCCGCCGTGCATGAACGGAAGAGCTGTATGTCCCAATTCGGGGGCTGTTAGCAGCGGTACGAGCGGACAGTCAAAGAAAGAGTTGGGCCTGAAAACCCGACTCTTTTCTTATTCTTCGAGATATTCCTGATATATCTGTTCTATTTCTCTTTTTCGATTCTGGGATATTGAAACGATATCACCGGAAATCATCTTGATGTCAGATGCAATGTTTGCGATGTAATCCATGTTTACGATATAACTGCGGTGACACCGGACAAAACGCCGATCCAGAACTTTTTCTATCTCATGCAGACGCCGGTAAAAACCATACTGATGCCTGCACGTGCAATGGATGATGCACATTTGACCACGGCTTTCTATATATTCGATGTTACGAAAGAAAACCCTGTGGAAATCACCTTTGAATTTTACAGTGAGCATCCGTTCTTCCAATCTTCCAAGTGTAGTATCAATTACGGAAAACACCCTTCCATCTTCATGCCCTTTGATAACATACTGTGTTGCCTGAACATCAAAAGCATCACGCATGTAGCCGGCATGAGCTGTCCAGAACATCAGACTTCCGGAATAACCAGAGCCACGTAACTTATATGCTACATCAATACCATTTTCGCCGTCTTTTAAAATGATGTCCAACACGATCAAGTCAAACCATTCACCGTCTTTCACATCATCCACAAGAGGGACACCAGAAGTGTATTCTGAAATCTGGTACGTTCTGTCGCCCTTTTTCTTCAAAAATGACTCAGCCCTTGCCTTGAAATAATCAATATCAAGCTGGTTATCGTCAAGTATCGCTATTCGCATTTATATCACACCCTTTTTTCGTTATGCGAAAACATGCTATTTATTCAATTTACCAATTTTTACGGTGAAATGTTGTAGAATTTACAATGTAGATAGTATTTATACAGATATTATACTACAGCAGTTTAATACTGTAAATGGGCTGAATTGCCGGAAATTTACCAAAGCTGCTCTCCTGTGTTAATAAAAGTGCTTAAATATCCGGCAGTCAGTCCATAAATAAAAGATATGAGAAAATTATATTTTACTTCTGATATGATATTAAATCTGTAGTATATTCACCTTCATATTCAGCCAACGGTCTGATTGTTAATGCGAAATCTACTTTTGATATTTCAGAAATCTCGTTCATTGAAAGGAAATCGTCAGTTGGAGTTAAGGTTATAATTGTTTTACAATTATTCAGCAAATATTTGTTGCACAGTTCATAATTCACATCGGAAGTTGTAAAGTCATTATAAGTTTCAGAAACTACATCGTAAACAAAATACTGACCAGTTGTATTCGTGATGCAAAACGTGAAACTGTTCTCTTTTGATGATACAAAATCAACGCTAATACCATCTTTATCATATATGTTTTGAACGTTACTTAACACAGGTGAAGATGTTTCCGTGGCTCCAGTTACATCAACATGCACCTGACCACTATCGAAAGCTTTAAAGCTTTTTGAATTATCATAAGCCCACAGCAAAATATCGAAGCTGCTCAATTCATCCATTTGATAATCTTTATAAAAATTGGTTTTTTCCCAAGCACTGGTAAGTTCTATAGTAGAATTTGCTTTTTTACCTGGTGCAACATCGGCAGAATTAAGACCATATTGGTCACCACCAGCCATGATGCCGTTTATGGCATAAGCGTAAGGTGCAATACCTAAATTCAGATCAGAATTGTTTTCGATATACAAACCAATGGTTCCTTTTGATGGCGACTCTGTTAAGCCTTTTGTTTCGACGTGTACTCCGTTTTCATCATATAAAACAAAGTCTTCTGCAAACGTCGGGATAGAAGTGGATGAAACCAAAATGCTTGTGACACCAAGCACCGCTAATAATTTTAAATGCTTTTTCATAGTAAATCCTCCTTAGTAAAATTTGTATATATTATATCATTTAAAGCACAAGTAGTATAGTGAAATATAATAAAATTCGAGGTGTTATCAATGAAAACATTCAAACAAATTCTGGCCATTATCGGAATTATATTATACGTCAACTACATCATCAGTTCACCGGTATGCGTAGAAGAATATACAAACAGAGGTACTAGCATTTGTTCCGAACAACATATGCACAGACAACCAACAGTCAAAAGAAATGTCACGAAACAGATGCAGCATATTCCTATGCTTGTATTTTATTTTGCTCCAAAGAGGAATGATTTTACCTTTGTTATCACGAATAATTTCTATGCGATTGTAAATATTCCGGTATACCATTGGCAATTACCTCGTGGAAATATTGTTTCATCCCACTTATTCCGCTTTATTAGACATATTATAGGATATAATGCAAACATAAGTTCGTGGCATTCCATCTGCTAATCGAGCATATACTTTAATGTAGGCAGTAGTTTGCAAACAGGGAGGGTTATTTTATGGACTATAAGAAAGAAATTATTAGTATGATACAAAAGATAGAAAGCGTAAGATTCTTGGCGATGATTTATAGCTTTACACATACTCTTTTTGAGAAAGAAAAGAAGCAGGGAGATTAATCCCTGCTTCTTTCTATTTGGAGAACCTTTCAATGAACTTCCAAAACAATTCTTTGTCTTCTGATGATAATTGATAGTATTTCATAATAGCTTCTTTTGCCTTGGAATCCTCAGTGCCTATTTCAGCACATATAGAAGAGAAATCTTTGTCCAATTTTAGATCCTTGGGTAATTCTCCTTTATTGATCCAGTCTTCGTTAATCCCGAATGCTTGGCAAATGTCTTTGATAACGCTTTTACTTGGATTAGCATTGTCGTCATTCAAAAGTTTCCAAACATACTGAGGAGTTTTTCTGATTGCTTTCCCTATCTCAGTTTGGGATTTTTGACTTTCCAAAAGTACCTCTCGGACTCTAATGAGAATGTCCGTCATTTCCTCACCTCCCAATATCATAATACATCTTAGAGAAAGAAAAGTCAATAAAAATTTAAACTGAGTTTAAAATTATGCTTGACAGATAAACTGAGTTGTAGTAATATTAAACTAAGTTGAAAAGCTGATACAAAAAAACAACTCACTAAACAGAAAGGAGAAAAATATGGAAGTATTAAAAAACAAAGATATTGAAGACGGAAAACGAATTGCCGATATTTTCGCAACATTATCAGAAGAAAACAAAAATATGGCAATCGTTTATCTGTCAGCCCTTAGAGATAAGGAAATTGCCGATTCCAGTAAAAAGGAGGTAAATTAGATGAATTTATACGATGTAGTGCTTTTCTTTTCTATTGCAGCAATCATTTTAAATATAATCACTTTTTTCTTAAATCGAAAGTAAATCTTTGCTTTCTTTTGGTACTTGAAGAGTATATATTTTATTCTTCTTGTTTGTGATTATTTTTAATGTGATAAAATCTTTGCTCAATTTAATATTAGCAGGAATGTCAAATAGGACAATTTCAAATATTCCTTGTGATGATTGCAAAGAGATCGGAAAATCCGCACTGAATATTCTTTCAGTGATGGGAATATCTGTTTCATTGTGCTTTGGATAATAACGTTCAGCAACCCATCTATGGGTTAGAACACATGAATACGAAGCGCGATGATTCAAAAGTAAAGAAACTTTGGTAATAATTATAGGAGAAGATGAATTGTTCTGAAAGATTAAACCTAGTTTGATAGACTTTTTGTTTTCTACATTTAAAGTGCACAGTGTTTCCAATGAAACAGAAATATTTGTTCGTTTACTCCAAAGTGAATGAATGAATTGAAATAGAGAAAGAACAAATCCTGCGATCGCAATAACGGTTGTAAGCAAAGACTTATTTTCTACAACAAATTTAATAATAGTGTTTGGCATAATTAACCCTCCGTTTTTTTTATTAAAGTATAACACAGAAAGGAGAACAATGAACGAATTAATACCTATTAATTACAGTGGTGAAGAACCAACTGTATCAGCAAGAGATTTACACGCAGGACTTGAGATTACAGATAGATTTTCGAGATGGTTCGAAAGAATGTCTGCATATGGTTTTGCTGAAGGAAACGATTTTACAAGCGTGAAAACTTCCACACTTGTAAATAATGGAGCAGAAAGAGAGATTACTGACTACCAGATTTCCGTAGACATGGCAAAACAGATTTGCATGATTCAGCGGTCAGAAAAAGGCAGACAGTACCGACAGTATTTTTTAGATTTGGAAAAAGCCTGGAACACGCCGGAGCAGGTATTTGCCAGAGCATTGAAGATGGCGGACCAGACTATTGCGAAGCTAAAAGACTCTGTTAAGTCGCTGTCAACAGAAGTTAATATGAAAAACCAGATCATCGGAGAGTTAAAACCGAAAGCTGACTACTACGATGAAATCTTGAATAATCCAGGGCTTGTAACAATCACCCAGATTGCAAAAGATTATGGAATGTCCGGTAAAAGGATGAATGAAGTCCTTCATGATCTGGGAATCCAGTATAAGCAAAGCGACCAGTGGTTATTATACAGTAAATATCACGGAATGGGATATACGCATTCCAAAACAGTTGACATTGTGAGATCAGATGGCAGACCGGATGTGAAGATGAATACCAAGTGGTCACAGAAAGGAAGAATCTTTCTTTATGAGACGTTGAAAGAGAACGGAATTCTTCCTGTGATTGAGCAGGTGACAATGTAGGAGGGATGAGGCAGTGGCAGAACAGTTTTCTACATTCAAAGAGGATTTAGAGAATATCGGCATCCACATTACGGACGAACAGTATTCAGACCTCTGTGAGATTAACCTGTTTATGAAAGGGATGCCAGATATTCCGGTTTACAACATCCTACTGATACTCAAAACGCTTGGATTAATTCCAACCAAAGTGCCAGATCAGGAAAGCAATAAGGAGTGCAACGGCAATCTCGACGAACGTATTAAAAGCGGATTTGAGAGAAAGTTTGGAAAAATTAAAAAGTGATTTCTTTACTTTGTCTTGTTTGGAAACATAGGAGTTTTTTCCTAAATCAGTCAAGTATATATTGGCTAAGTCAGTATTTACAAGACTTCGAGATTTAAGAGATTTCACGTAGTAGTTGTACGTCTGGTGATCGAGACCAGATAACTGTAATAGGTCGTATTGATTCATGAAATCGTTGATAGCATTTTGAATCAAAAGACCAAGCAGGTCATTTTCATTTTGAATTAGCAAGCGTTTATCTCCTTTCATTTACTCGGCATGGCGGTGCCTGTAAATACATTATAGGTAGATAAGAAAAGAAAAACAATAGAAAGGATCCGTATGAAAGCATCGAAAATTGAAATCCGTCAGGTAAACGGTGAAAAAGGAATCTTCACAGAAATCCTTGTAGACGGTCACAAACTTGAGGGAGTGAGAAGCTTTGAATTGAAACAAGGGGTTGGTGATTCTGTTCCTGTTCTTTCAATTGATCTGAATGCCTTAAATTTATCCACAGACTTGCAGACGTTGCAGGTAAACCAGAAAGGCATCGGAGAAATCGAAAGCATTAAATTCAATGGACAGGAAATGCCAGTTGAGTTTGGCATAAGAGATGAGATTTTTAAAGAAGCAACGCACACGGGAAAACTTGGAGAGAAAACAATTTCCGAATGCGTTGCAAGTGGAATTAATTCTGCTGTTCAGAATTCCATTCGTGATATTGACGAAGAAGATTAATCGCAATTGAAGTAGATAATGCCGAAATAGCAGATATAGGATTATCTGAATTTTCAATTGCATCAACAGTCGGAGATACTAATTTATTCATGTCGACTGTCTTCAAGAAATCGTCAAAATTTTTCATGGTACCCACCTCCTTCCTATAGGAGAGTATATCACAAAAAAAGAGAGGGGAAAAAGAAAATGATTAAATGCGAAAAAGGAAACGTATCAATCAACGGTGCGGGAAATGAAGTTATCCATGATCTTTCGGAAATCATATCTCGTACCTACAGTTCCTTTTCCAAAGCGTTCGGAGAGGAAAAAACAAAACAGATGATTTTTAAGGCGGTAAACGCCGGGATGGGAGCGGACAAATGACAAAAGCAGAGAAATTTAACCTGTACGCTGATACCTTATACGGAATGTGCCGGAAAGCACAGCAAAATGTAAATAAAGGCATAACATTTGAAATCGACAGTTATGTTACGTTGAAATACGGAAGATATTCAGTAATTTGCGTGGGTATCAGAGAAGAGAGTAGTGAGCACACAACATATTTCCGGATTGGTGAGATTGAGCCAGATATGGAAGAAAATTTTAAAACTGCCGAGGACGCACTGAACAAGATTCTGATTGAAGTTCCGTGCCCGTATTGCGATCACACAGAAAAGGAGGACGAAGATTGATGGCTGTAGAAAAAGAAAGCTCCGTGGATTTTGTCCCGGAGACTGTTGAAGAAGAATATGCCATGCTGGCAGGCAGATTGAAAGCCGTTGAAGCTTATCTTGATGCTTCAGATTACGATTACATCGACAAAAACGTTCTGGCTGCCATGTTAGGCATTTAAGTTGTAAGCAGCCCCGGCGGTGCAGGAACACCAACCGGAGCACGTATCTAACTTAGCTTGAGTAAGTTAAATACAGGTTGATTATATCACACCTTCCTGTATTTGACAAATAAAAACACAGGAGGGCATTTTTAATGTCTAAAATCACTAAGGAAACTGGTAAAACACTTGCTTCTGAGATCATCAAAGACCTTGAGAAGGAAGCAAGGAACAAAGATCTGGTAATCATTGCTCTGCTGACTACAGTGCTAGCAATGGGGTTACTGGGGAAAGGAAAATAATGAGAACTTACTTAGAGGGTCTTGCAGTGTTCGGAGTTTCTGGCCTGGCAATCGTGTTCTTTACAGTGTGCTGGTCCGTGACTGATTTGGATGCACTTACAATCCTGGCATTGGATTATATCTTAATGAGTACAGTCGGGCTGGCAGTGATGCTTAAAATCAATGACTTCGTACACGACATTAAAAGGAAGGAAAAAGAAAACAAAAATGGGAGATTTAAACAGAGCAACATTGACCGGATTCGTAACTGATTCGGCGGAAGTCAAATTTAAGCCAAGAAAAGGCAAATGTTTTTTAGTCGTCAGAAGTGACCGCTTCAGCGGAACACCGGACGATATCATTGTTGAGATCCCGAACAGACTCAAAGGTACGTTCCGGGAATGGAATTGGATAAAGGTTTCGGGAAGAATCCGTTCCAAGTGGGTCAGAGCGGATCACCAAGAGAAAAAGTACATGTATCTGGAAGCATACGATGTCAGCACAGAAGGGACGCTTCTTGTGAATACGGTAGAAATGACTGCAAACATTTGCAAGAAGCCGGTGCTGAGAAAAACGCCATTAGGAAAGACAATCTGCGAAGTTTGCGTGGCAATTAATGGATACAAGCGGTCAGAATACATCTCCTGTATTTGTTGGAGAGACCTGGCGGTGAAAGCTTCTGAATGGAAAGTAGGTACAAAAGTTAAATTAAAGGGCCGTATGCAGAGCCGTGATTACTGGAAAAAGCAGCCAGATGGTTCTTATGTTAGAAAAACGACATACGAAGTTTCAGTAATGGAGATGGAGGAAATCAAAGATGAAAAAGGTAACTTTGAAAAAACTGAGCGTTGAAAATTATAAGAAATTTGAAGCAAGAGAATTTGATTTCGCAGGAAGAACAGAAGTTTCCGGAAGAAACAGACAGGGTAAAACTTCTCTGATGGATGCATATTTTGATGTCCTGACCGGAAAGCTGGCAGATGGAACGCTTCCGAACAATATCCGTCGGAAGGTTGACGGTGAAGAAGTTGACGATCCAGTAGTGAGAGAGCTGGTTATTGACGTTGACGGAACGGAATATGTTGTCCAGAAAAAGACCAAGAAAGGAAAATCATCTAATACGGTTGAATATTACGTCAACGGAATTAAGCGGAACAAAACCGAGTATATGGAGATTCTTAAAAGGATTGCCGATCCTGATACGATTGCCATGTGCAGCAACGCCAGAGTGTTTTTGAATGAGATCCAGAAAGCAACAGCAAAAGCAAGGGAAACACTGGGGGGAATAGCTGGATTCAGTGAATCACAGTTCAGAGCAGAGCATCCGGAATATGAATGGATAAAGAACGAAGGTGTGGAAGGAGATTCTATCGAAGAAATCTTAAAAGCCCGCAGAAGAGACCTGAGAAAAGCCAAGTCAGATGTTGATGATATTGCAAAGCAGATCAGAAAAGAGCAGGGCCGACAGGTTGAATGCGATGAAACACTTCCGGCGCAGAGAGACGATCTTCTTGACTTGCTGAAAGAAAACGAGAAGCAAGAGGAAGTACTCTGTAATGCTTCAAGGGAATACGACCGGATTTCTATTGAGCTGGCAGGACTGAAGCGTTCACGTGACGCACTGGTTGAGAAAGCTGGTAAAACAGCTAGAGAAAAACATGACAGAATAACTTCCTTATTATATACGCTGAAATCCGATAAGAAAAATGCCGAGAACAAATTAAGACTTGCCGAAATGGATCTGGAACACGCTAACAAAGGAATTGAACGCCACAAAGCAGCATTGGCGCAGGCTAAAAAGAAATATACGGAAGCATTAAAAGAGAAGTGGGGCGGCGATACCGAACTTACTGCAATCCGTGGAGAAGAATTTGACCCAGAATTAGCTATTTGTCCGACATGCGGACAGACGCTTCCAGAAGAACAGGTGGAAACTGCGAAACGCAAGTTTGAGTTTAATAAGCAGTCCAGGATATCCAAAAAATTAGGAGAGAAAGAACAGTTTGAGAAAAATAAACGCACCAAACTGGAGCAGATCACTGAGGACGGCAATGAAGCTTCCGAGGGATTGAAAACAGCGAATGAAACTAAGAAAGAAGCAGAAGCAGCTATTGAAGCTACCAAGAAAGAAATCACATCTCTGGCACTTGAAATCGCAGAAACGGAAAAGGAAGCAGAGAAACCGATTCCAGAACCGGATATGTCTGGCGATGAAGAATACAAGGCAGTTTGCGGCAAAATCTCAGCACTGGAAGAAAGTCTCAATGGCATCGGAAACGGTGAAAATGACAGGATTTTATTAAGCAACAACCGTCATTCTCTGGAAGCAAAACTCAGAGATGTTGAAGCAAAGATTAAGACTCAGACCGCAAGGCTTGAGGAAAAAGCTAACAACCTTGAAGCGTTGCAGGAAGAGCAGAAAAAGCTTTCACAGAAGCAGGCGAACATTCAGCAGAAAGTAGATCAGCTGACGGAGTATTCCATTGAGAAGAACAAGGCACTGGCAGCAGTAATTAATCCGCACTTCAAACACTTCAAATTCCAATTCCTTGATTACACGCAGGACGGTGAACCGATGGAAACTTGCCGGATGATTTGCAATGGTATTGATTACGCAAATGGTCTGAACCATAGCGACCGGATTCTTTGCGACATTGACCTTGTGATGGGTTTACAGGAGATGAACGACTTACGGCTTCCGGTTTGGATTGACGATACCGAAAGCATAAATTCAGACAGGATTCCAGGATTAGATACACAGATGATTCTGTTGAAGGTTTCAGATGGGGAATTAAGTGTGAAAAATATTTAAAAATAATTCGAACAGATTCGCAAAGGAAGAGCTTCGATAGGCGTAGCGGTGGAATAGAAGCGCATTGATGAGATCGCAAAGGAATGGCAAGTCAAGGAAAAGCAATACAATGGTGTAGAAAAGCAAGAAAATCATTAGAAAAGAAAAGGAGAATTAAAATGGCAAACAAAACGCAGGTAGCAACAGTAGGAGAACAGCAGGCGGCAGTTGTGATTAACAATCAGTTTATTGACGGATTGACAAAACAGCTTGAAGAAAAATGTAAATATGGTCTTTCTTTTCCAAAGGACTACAATCTCAGCAATGCACTTATGGGAGCGTATCTGGTGCTCAAGGAAACAAAAGATAGAAATAATAAGCCAATTTTGGAATCTTGTAGCCAGATCAGCATCGCAAACAGTCTTATGAACATGGCGACATTGGGGCTTTCAGTGCAGAAAAAGCAGGGATATTTCATCGCTTACAGCGGTCAGTGCCAGTTCCAGAGATCATATTTCGGAAACATTACGATTGCCAGAAGATACGGAATGAAAGACATTCACGCAGAGATTATCTACCAGGGAGATAAATTCAAATATCATATTGAAGATGGAAATAAGGTTCTGGATTCTCACGAACAGGATTTTATGAACATTGATAATGAAAAAATCCTTGGAGCGTATGCAGTTGTGCTGATGGAAGATGGAACAAAGCATCTGGAAGTAATGAATATCAAACAGATTAAACAAGCTTGGTCGCAGGGGTTCGGATACAAGGAAAATGGGAATGGTACACACCAGAAATTCACCGATCAGATGGCGAAGAAAACCGTTATCAATCGTGCCTTAAAGCAGATCATCAACACTCATGGTGATGTTTTCGTGCAGGAAGCGGACGATGATACACAAACAGTTTCAAGAGATGACGCTTTTGCAGCTGATGTTTCATATGAAATCGAGCAGAACGCTAACACCGAAGAATTTATCCCAGAGCCAATGACGATCGAGGAACAGCCTGAACAGCCGACAGTTGCAGATGTTGTCCAGGCAGCAGAAAAAGAGCCAATTCCGGCAGCATGCAAAGAACCAGAGATCCCAGATTTTATGAAGCAGGAGGAAATTTAAGCAATTAAATATATTATCAAACGTGAGTAAATATACTCAAAGATACTTAAAATCCATAGTATTAGTTGGTAACTTAAAACCACTGAAATCATAGGAAAGAAAAGCCAGTGCAAGTTGAAACAGTCTTGCTAACTATAGGGTAGAACCTTGATGGTAATGATTGAGTAATGGTAGAAGTCCATGAAAACCAAATGGCAAAAAAACAAAATTTTAGAAAGGAAAAGCTATTTAGATGAACCTATATCTAATCAATAAAAAAAGAATTTATAGGTATGTACCGATGGCTTAGTCGGGAATTTACGACTGTGGAGTGTACAAGAACTTGTGAGTAGTGTGTCACTTGCGACCACCAAAGCATACACGATGAAGCAGTAACTACAAATTGTGAGATTGTAGCGAATCATCTAGCATATACATTTGTATATGTTTTTAGTAGCAGGAAATGTGATATGAGTTTACATGATGTATTTACAGTATTATGCGTAATTGCTTATATCGTTTTCGTTGCACTTGCAGTATACGCCGTCAAGAAGAAAAAACACTTTACCGATGCTGGTTGCGCTGGTAATTTCCAGTTTCTTTAACTTGATGGTTTCGCTTACAGCAAAATAAGGAGGTGCTAAAAATGAGCAATAGTGAAATTTTAAAGAAAGCAAAGGAACTGGTTGAACTTCTGGAAAAGCAGGAAAAATCTGGCAAGGTGGGATTATTCGAACTGAAGCCAGGAGATATCTTCCAGACTACCGGAAAGCGTAAATACAAAGTTCTGGAACAGTACACAGAGCATACCAAGATCATTTCTCTCGGATTCGTGAAAGAGAATGTGAAATTTGATGATGATACAACTGACTATAACAAATCATCCTTGAAAAAACTCTGTGATACTGAAATTCTGAAAGATTTTGAAGAAGAGTTTGGAGAAGAGAATATCGAAACTGACATATCAGATCTGGTTACTGTGGATGGACAGAAAATCGGAGAAACGGAATGCAAAGTTAGACCACTGACGTTTGATGAAGCGCGTAAATACACAGAACTGACGCCAAATGATGAATTGGATGATTCCTATTGGACTTGCTCCGCATGGAGCACAGTGGAAAGAGGATGGAAATATGCGCTTTCCGTTGTTTCGCCTTCCGGCAGTGTCGGCGGCAATTACTGCAACTACAGTAACGGTGTTCGCCCAGTTTGTATCTTTTCTTCTTCAATCTTTGAATTGGGAAGTGATGATTAATGGCAAATGAAGATTTAAAGGTAATAACAAAGGCTAAGCAGCTTGCAAAGCATACATTAATAGTTACGAACAATGCCAGACGATACCCGAAGAAATACAGATTTTCACTTGTAGATAAAATGCAAAATAAAGCATTAGAAATCTACGAGTTGCTTTTTGAAGCCAACCGAACTGATCTGAAAGATTATAAAAGAGAACGATTAGAGCTTCAAACGAAAGCCATTACTCATTGTGATGAGTTGATGTACTTTATAGAACTTTCATATGAATTAGGAATTATCAACTCCGGTGGAATGGAGTCATGGTCACAAATGGTCAAAGATATAAAGTACATGACTATTTCATGGAGAACAAAAGACAGAAACAGGTAACAACTTGGGTTATGCGTTGCAATACCGTTGTTTCGCCTTCCGGCAATATCAACAGCAATAACTACAACAACAGTAACGGTGTTCGCCCAACCTGGATCACAGGCAGACAGAGTAAGCGCAAAGCTGAAATCAGTAAAGATACAAGTAAATGCATAACCTTTCCGGAATGGATAAATATAAAGGGACAAAAACAATGGATAAAGATATTGTTGCAAATTTTGAGAATTTATATCGTTCTTACAAGAAGGTTAAAAGCGGTAAAAAATTTAACTCAGGCACTGCAAGGTTTTCTAATTTATCTCTTGAAGGTATTCACCTTCTAAAGGAACAGTTGGAAAACCAAACGTATACCATAAATCCATATAATAAATTTCAAATCCATGAGCCAAAAGAGCGAACGATAGAATCATGTGCATTTAAGGATAAAGTAGTACAGAGATGCTTTTCTGATTACATTCTGACACCGAAGCTTGAAAAAATTCTGATTAAATGGAATACCGCTGGACAACAGGGAAAAGGACAACATATGGCAATGGACGGTTTAAAGGAGCAAATGTTGGATTTCTATGAAAAGAATGGAATTAATGGCTGGATTGTAAAATGTGATATTCATAAATACTTTTACAGCATAGATCATGAAATAATGAAAGACGTGCTTGACTACTATTTTGATGATAATTTTACAATCTGGCTGAATCATTTATTTATTGATAGCACAGAAAATCCAGGGCTGCCATTAGGGAACCAGGTCAACCTGAAATATGCATTGCTACTACTTCATTCGCTAGATCAGATGATAACGATTGAGTTTGGAAATCCATATTATGGACGATATAACGATGATTTTTATGTGTTGTGCAAAACAAAAGACATCGCCAGAGAAATTCTTGAAGCAATTCGAATGATGGTTAAAAGTCTCGGGTTGGAATTGAACCCAAAATCGCAAATTGTACCGTTTCGAATGGGACTGTGTTATCTTGGATTCCACCATTACGTGACTGATGAGGGAAAATATATCAGAAAATTACGTGGTGACAGAAAAAGAAATACTCAGAAAAAGATTCGTAGATGGGTTCGTGCAGTAAACGAAGAAAAGATGCCAATGGAAAAATTCAACGAAAAATATGAAGCATGTAGGAACCATATGCTTCATGGAAACTGTATTAAATTATGCCACAGTATGGATTTGGAAATTGAAAGGAGAATGAAATGAGATTAATTAGTCAGACAGGAAATATTGACATTCCTTACGAAAACACTTCATTAAGCAGAGCTGAAAATATCATAAGAGCATACATTCCAAAGGTCGGTGAAAAAGGAACAATTATGGCTGTTTACTCAACAGAAGAACAGGCGAAAGAGGCAATGAGTATGGTTATGTATGCATATATTTCAAACAAACCAATATTCATTCTTCCAAAAGAAGGAAAAACAAAATTGGAATCGACTTTCTTGGGAAGATACGAATTAAAACTTCTTAGAGAAAATCTTCCGAATGTAATGGATTTAAAAAATGAAAATGGAGACTACGTTCTTCCGCGAAAAATAAGAGATAGCATCAAAGAAATTACCTCAGCTTTAAATGTATCGGGATTATAAAATAATAGGTATTAATTTTATGGAAAGAAAAGAGGTGATACCATTTGTTCATGCGAGTAATCTCAACAGGAAGTACGAAAGGAAATTGTTACGCTTTGCAGTCAAGCACAGGCGAGATTGTTCTTCTTGACTGCGGATGCAAGTATAAGAAAATCCTCAGAGGGATTGACTACCAGATAAACAATATTTCCGGTGTGCTTCTTTCACATGAACATGGTTAAGGTGATCACACCGAAGCTATTCATGAAATCATGAACGCCGGAATCACGGTCTATACCGGGCAAGAAACAATCAAAAACTTAGGCATAACGGACGGAACTATAAAAGCTGTTGCTGAAGCCTTTGTCTGAAAATGATTTAGTTTAGGATAGTATATATTTTCGGATCGTTCAGCGCAGTTCCGTTCAGCCTGCCGCATACATCTGCAAATAAAGAGCCGTGTCCGAACTTCGGGTATCTAGTGGAACATGAAGAAATGGGAAAGCTTTTTTACCTGACAGACTTTGAGTATTGCCGATACAAATTCAAATCAATGGAACTCGATCACCTGGTTATCGGCTGCAATTACTGCGAGGAACTGATAGATAGAAGCAACCCGAAGTGGGAGCACCAGATCACCGGGCATTGTTCTTTGTCAACTTGTAAGCAATTCATTGAGAAAAATCGCACAGGATCGCTTAAAACGGTAACACTGGTACATTTGAGCGGTGATGCTTCGGATGCCGGGAAAATGTTCAAAGAAGTTAAAGAAGTTGTCGGTGATGATGTTCTGATTCAGATTGGAAAAGCCGGTTTGGAAGTTGATCTGAATTTGTTTCCGTTTTGAAAGGAGAAGGAAATATGGAAATGACAGATTGTAGCAAGTGCAGATTCCGTAATTGCTGCACATTGGCCTGGGATTACGGATCGCTGTACTGTAATGATTACGAGGAGGAATAAAATTGAAAGAATGGACAGAAGAACTTTTACTGGCGGATGGATATAAGCTTCAAAACGCTGAAATTACAAATGTATCATTAAATTTCAGAGATCACGGAGTACTTTCACTTGACCTTACGCTGAACGGTGGTGGATGGGGAGTCGTTTACGGCGGCTATGTTCTTGGACATGGATATTTGGGAGCCAAAGAATTTAAAGGTTCTGCTTCCGGAATGGAAGCAATCATGCGAATTATGGATGTAGTTGGCGTTGAAGATCTTGTGGATTTAAAAGGAAAGCATGTTCGGGTCGCAACAAAGGGGTGGGGAAGTTCAGTAAAAATCATCGGGCATTTTATCAAAGACCAGTGGTTTGATTACTTGAGTTTTTACGAGGATAAAAAGGAGTGACAGGATGCAGATTTTAATTAATGTTCTGGACGAAATCAAAAAGGAAATCTCTTCAACATCCAGTTTGTACGACAGAGGATGGAATGATGCGCTGGAAAAGGCAAAGGAATGTTTCACATCCTATAATCCGGTGATTGAATGGATTCCGACAGAATTAATGTTACCGCCGGAGCCAGACGAAGATGTTGATATCGAGGAACTTCCACAGTACACGGTAACAATCAAAGGTGCTGAATGGCCAACATCTCTGAGATACATCGGAAACGGTGAATTGGCGGATGTTGGAGTCGGAAGAGAGATAAAATATACGGTTTCGGCGTGGATGCCGATGCCTAAAGCTTATAAGGAGAAATAACATGAACAAAGTAATTTTGATCGGTCGATTAGTGAAAGACCCGGACATACGTACCGGAACCAACAACATAACCATTGCCAGATACACTCTTGCAGTAGAAAGACAGTATCGTAAAGACAACGAGCGGAAAGCAGATTTCATAAATTGTGTTGCACTTGGTAAAAATGGAGAGTTTGCTGAAAAATACCTGCATAAGGGAATGAAAATCGCAGTCATCGGAAGCTGGCAGACCGGAAACTATACGGACACTGATGGAAAGAAGTTTTACACAAATGACTGTCTGGTAGAAACACATGAGTTTGTGGAAAGTAAGGGCAAAAGTAACCAGTCTGAAAACATCGGCGCAGTTCCACCGTCAGCACCGGCAAGTGACACATTTGTTGAACCGGCTTACGATCCGGATTTACCGTTTTCGTAATTGAAAGGAATTTCAGTTGGATTACAAGAAATTCAGACAGGCGAAAGCCATTGAAGCTAGCAATAAGAAGAAACTTCTGAAAGTAAATCCGAAACTGGATGAAGGAACCGGAATATATATACTCTGGCGTACCGAAACCCATGGATATATCGGGCAGTCAGTAAAACTTCTTACCAGACTGGCACAACACATGTCAGGATACGAACAGCATATTGATCGTTCCATGAAAGCACATGGGCTGTATTCGGAAGATAATAAGAACGGCTACAAGATTGATTTTTTCCATTGCCCGGTATCACAGCTTGATGAAAAAGAACGAGAATACATCCAGAAAGCCATTGATGCCGGATGGATTGTGAAAAACAAGACTGGTGGTGGACAGGATGAAGGAAAAGAAAAGATTGCTGATTACCGATCGGCAAAAGGATATCGTGATGGTATCCAACAAGGCAAGAAAACTCTGGCCCGTGATTTATTACATATTATTGATACTCATTTGCAAATTACCCTGAAGCCAGAAAAGCAGCACAATAAAACTTCAATCAAAGCTTTTGAAAAATTCAAAGAAATGCTTGATGAAAGGAACTATGAGAAATGACTATACGTGAAATAAAGAGCAGAAAGCACATGGAATACAAGCAGAATCGTAAAGATATTTATTATTTCATCGTAAAATACGAAAAACGCAAAGGCGAAATGCCACAGATTAAAACGATAGCTGAGGAATTGGACTTAAGTCCCAGTGCAGTCCAGAGACATTTACGCCAGTTTGCGGATGATGGACTGATTGAATTTTCGGGGAGCAATTCTCACAGAAAATACCAGCTGATAAGAAAGAACGAAAGATGAAGCTTTACGATCTGTACACCTTAGATGGGACGTTCGTAGATACGCTTACCCGGAAAGAAGCCGTTGAGATGTTCAATCTTTCCGGGTGGGGCTTCAAATCAAAAATAGACTGCAGAGAGCCTATCAATGGTGAATATTACTTGGATGATTCGGAAGACGATATCACTGTTAGAAAGCATAAGGACAAAGATATGCTTGCACAGTTTGACTTACTCACATCGAAGTTGAGAAAAATATTAAAAGTGGAGGGAAAATAATGGCAGAGAATTGTAATGAATGTAGTATCGCATGGATACGTGGAAGTGATTATGCTGAGGTATCGGCGTACAACGGAAGTACTTTAAAGAATCGAACACTTAAACTGAAAGAAGAAAACCCGGAAGATGTGAAGGTCATCGCAATTAACAAAGATGGCTCGATTTTCGCTCATGTTCCGAGGAAATACGTCCCAAATTTACGAGCCCCGAGAAAACTGACAGAAGAACAGAGGGCAGAACTAATTAAGCGAGGAAAGAACATGTCGAAATGGAAAGTAACTGATGTAGAAGAAACACCAGATTTCGATTTTGACGATGAGGATGTAGAAATCCTCGATAGTGAAGATAAAATCGGTTTTTAGGAGAAGAAATGAGAGTAGATGTTCAGATGAGGAATAATGCCATAACGATTCAAGAATTGAGGGTGTATCTGGCAGAAAGGTACGGGATCCGTAAAGGGAATCGTATCAAGTACACAGAACGCAGAGAGGAAAAAGTGGAACACATTTATGAGGTCGATGCGATTTATCCGCATTGTGTGTTGCTGCGAGATATTTTTGATAACACAAGGATTTGTCCATGTTATGGAAAATTAAGAATGATGCTGAATGAAATCGAGTAAATATGAAGATGGTTAAAAGAAAGGAATAACGAATCCTCGGTAAACCGAGGTTGTATCAAGATTAGTATGGTGAATTGATACATAAAGTTTGGCGGAGTGGCCGTGCCTAAGTAAGCACTTAATAATGAATCCAAGCCGATTGTCAGACTATCCTCGCACAGGATTTGTAGCGTGGTGTTATGAAAGTATGTTGGTTTTCAACAGGAATAAGCAGTTTTGTAGCGTGTTATCTGGCAAAGGATGTTGACGAGATTATCTATACTCATGTGTCGAATCAGCATCCAGACAGTCTGAGATTCTTGCATGATTGCGAGAAGTTGCTAGGAAGAAAGATAACGATAATCCAGTCAGATAGGTTTGACTCAGTGGATGACGTGATGGAGTTCACGCACACAATGAATACTCCGTTTGGTTCTCCATGTACGAGATATTTGAAGAAAGAAGTAAGAAAAAAATGGGAATCCGAGCATCCAGATCACCACACCTACGTATGGGGGTTCGATGTGAATGAAAAGAGCAGAGCAGAGAATACCTGCAAGGCTCTGAGCGATTACGACCATGAGTTTCCATTGATTGAACATGGATTAACTAAACAAGAAGCGCACGGAATAGCGGACAGGTTAGGATTGAAACGTCCAGTTATGTACGAATTAGGATATCCGAACAACAATTGCATTGGATGCGTCAAAGGCGGAATGGGATACTGGAATAAAATTAGGGAGGACTTCCCAGAAGTATTTCAAAAGCGTGCGGAGCAAGAGCGTAGATTTGGAAGAAGTTGCATAAACGGAGTATTTCTTGATGAATTAGAACCAGACAGAGGAAATATTGATACAGAAATCATGGAGGACTGCACAATAACGTGTCAGTTGCTTACATGGGGAAAGTGAGGATGACAATGAGAAAATTAAATCCGATAAATAAAGATGATTTAAAAGTTGGAGATGTGGTTGGAATTGCAAGAGAAATACGATGCGGATGGGGAACAAGTTTTAGGCACGTCATGGTGTATCCGGCAAAGATCATTCGCATAACTCCTAAACGAACCAAAATCGAAACCGACAAGTTCGGAGTACACGATAAATATGAGCCATTTTATAAATATGATTCAGAAGCCATAAAAGAAAACGAAATGGCAAAGAAATTTAATGAAATCAGAGATGGTGTATATGCCATTGAGGATTTTAAGTCGAGACGTGGGCTAAGAGTAATTAAAGACGAAGATTTAGATACACTGTCAGAACATATTAATGCAATCGCAGAAATTTTGAAAAGTTATGAAAAGTGAGGACGCAATGGATTATAACCACTGTAGATGTGAATGTGGTGGAATTATAGGACAATACAGTAAAGCGAAAGGATTCACCTGTGAAAGATGCAATAAAGAGTATCAATTATCAGAGTTAAATTTTGATTGGATTGCATTGAACGAAAAGACAAGATGGCTGTTTCCGATGTTGAATAAGGAGGACACAAAATGTTAATCAGAAGTCAGGACAAGGAAATTTTAGCTAATATGGAAGGCCCGATTGCTATAGAGATTTTAGGCGATGGTAAGGGACATTCAATCATGTATTGGAAAGACGGCTATGTGCTTGGATTTTATTCATCGAAGAAAAAAGCAATCAAAGTACTGGAAATGATCCAGGAAGCATACATGGATTTTGAGGCATCAAAGATCACCAGTACAGGATTAGCAACAGCGGCATACACAGGAAGTTATGATACTCCTGAGAGCGTAGCGTGCGGAATCAAAGCATTGAAAGGATATGCAGAAATAATAAAAGAATCAGTGATCTTTCAGATGCCAGCGGATAGTGAGGTGGTTGTATGATTACGTTCTTATTAGGATTCACCCTTGGAACCATATTCGGAGTGGTTGGCCTTGCATGCGTGGCGATCATGTACGACAAGCATCATCCAGACGATTAGAAAGGAGAGCAATATGCTGACAAGGAATAAGAAGCTGAAAGACTACGGTATTCCGGCAGAGGACATCGAAAAACTGAATACGATGCTGAAAGACTTCCCGGCAGAGTACGGATACCTGCTTTCCGGTGCCGCCTTGTCAGCTTGCCCGAAGAACACGGTGATAGCGGATATGGTTATCGAAAATATTCTGCACCGGAAAAGCTACAGAAAAATCAGCAAAGAAAGATATATCCCGATGAATCCGAAGGACTTTTACGGATACAGGCGCAAGACCGTCGCTGTACTGTATGAGAGGATGCGGTTGTTGGGAGTGTGGGAGGGGGAATAAAAAATGTGCCTTGTATGGTTGGCAATTATGTTTGTTTGTTGGATTTTAGGTGCAAAAATATCAGACATCAATGTTGCAATGATAGCAATTTTCTATATTGGTGATTGCATTTCTGACCTTGCAAAAGCAATTGAGAGAAGGAGTGAAAAATGAGTAGATTAATTGATGCAGACGATTTAATTGAATATATTAAAATCTGGGAAATTGGAAATAGTATTAGTTCCGACCAAAAAGAGTTTATTGATTGTGTCAACAGGCAGCCGACAGTTTTTGACGTGGACAAGGTTGTGGAACAATTAGAGAATTATTTGTTTGAAAAATATTGCATAGAAGGAGATACAACAATTGATGAAATCGTGAAAGGCGGTGGAGTAGATGATTGATTTAACAGGGAAGAGCGTGTTCGTAAAGACACAGGGAGAATATTTGAGTGTTA